TCTTTGGGCTTTGCTTCAGTATAAGGATATGCAGCCAATGAAGTATTTACATTTGTTGTCAATGCAGTTACATCAAAATCACGTAAATTAATATTGCTCAACGGAGCTTGTTGAGTGCCTGTAATTGTAGGAGGCGTAGTATTAACCCCGCTTGCTGTGGTTACAGTACCAACTGCTTTGTAAACAAATTCAACAGCACCACTTCCTGATTTGTGGATAGATTTAATTTTTGCTTCATTTTCAGTTAAGAAGCTTTTCAATTGGCTTGAAAAATCATCTTCTGAAACACCACCTTTTGTTTCAATATTGGAAACTTTCAAAGACAATTGCTCGTTTTCGTCTTTTACTGTTTTCAATTCGTCTTGAACTGGTTTCAAAGCCGTTTCAATTGCTTTTGCTTGCAAATCAGCTTCGTGCGTTCTCTTTGCAATAGCGTAATCGTTTGCTTCTTGTTCTGTCATTGCCTGAACTTCTGCATCTGTTTTGTACTTAAACATAGTTTGTTTTTTTAGATTAAATTTCTTCTTCTTTTGTTCGTTGTATGAGTGACTTCTATTGTCGGCTCTTCTTTTGTTTCTATCGAAGTGTCTTCTTTAACGGCTTCGATTGATATTGTTGGAGTAGCAAAATTAGAACCTTTTACAACGGCTGAACCTTCCACTATTTTAGCTTCGGTAACCGCCCAAAAATAACCTTGTGCTTCTGCTACTTCTTTATTTACAATTTCGTCTATATATTTATCCCAAATCTCTTTTTCTTTTTTGTCAAATTCATTTTTTGAATTTATCGCCAAATCTAGCTTAACATACCTCATCCCTACAGAATGCTCTTTTACATATCCTTTCAAATATTGTTCAAACATAAAAGAATTACGCTCTTTTGATATTTCAGTATCAAAAATTAATGCTTCTGTATTTCCTGCAAAATCAAAACCTAATGACTTCCAAGACATATTTTTAACACTTGTATTTACTTCACTAGAAATTATTGAGTTAAACTTCATTTGATGCTCCTGCAAGAGCATCACGTTTTTTTGTTCCTTTGCCGATTTAGTCCAAATACCTTTCAAATGAACGTCGGAATGACTATCCATTATATTTGTGGTGTTAATCACTAATTTAGCTTTTATTTTAGAAACGTCAACATTTTGAGAATTGTCTGCTTTGTTTGCTTGTTGTGACTTTTCTTCAACCTCAACATAATGGATCAAAGAATCAGATTCTTTTGTAATCATTTTCTTTTGAGCAATAAGCGTTGATTTATTCTCTCTTAACGCTGAGAATAACTCTTCTTTATTTGCAAAAGTTCTTTCTGGAAATTCTTTAACTACAATCATTTTTTTATAAGGTTTTGTAATTGTTTTTCTTTATCCGCTTTCAACTTCTCAATTTGCGACTGTGTAAGCTGTGGCTTCTTTACTTCTTTCATAGCCCTAAAATTAATTTAAAATCATTACTTAACTTCTTTTGTTCTTCTGGAGTTTCGAAAATCAACGTTTCCTGAAAAGCCTTCAATGTGTCAATTTTAGCCTTCATCACTAGCTGCATAACTGGCAAATGATTATAAGAAGCTACTAAGCTTTCTCCTTTATCGATTAACCCAAACGAGCTGGCGAAGCTATTCATCACGTTATTTGCATCAGACTGGATCGAATTTTGAATATAATCTAACATTGCCTTTTCTTTGTTTTCGTAAGTGCTTGAACCATTGCTAAAATAGTTCAATATGTCCTTAGACATTTCAAAAGCGTTTAAGCAAGTCAAAGCATCATTACTGAACTGCTCATCTAAGTATAAACGCTTCATGTCGCTAACCAAATGTTGCGCTTTAATATTGGCGTTAGTAATAAGTAAAGATTTTTTGGAAATCTTTGAGAATATATCTTGTCTATCGCTGTCTTGTATCTGTGCCTCATTTCCATCTCCCTGAGAAGCCATTAAATACTTTTGAGTCATTTTAAGATTTACATTCTTAGATAGTAAATTTTCTTCAATGTTCTCGATAGTTTTGGAAATACCCTTTAATCTACTTGGAGCAGATATAAATGAGTTCTTGCACAAGCCATTAGCTAAATCAAAAACAAAAGTCAAGTCTTTAATTTTTAACTTATACTCCTGATTATCTAGCTTATATTTAATAGTTTGATCTTCGTAGGCTTTCTGTTCTGCTTTCGTGTACAGAAATGACTTAACCTTGTGAGTATCGTTCAAATCGATTTCGCTAGGCACTAAGTTGTAGATTGAATTTATTGATTGCGAGCCTTGAACCTTGTATGTGATGTTCGTGCCAACTGCCGACATAAACCACATTAACTGAAATAAAAAATCTTGCTGGGATTGAAAGTAATTAGGTTGTTTGAATAGTTGTAGTATCGGACTGTTTTCGATTGGTTTACCCGAAGTATTTAAATGGGTAATTTTCATTTGAGAGAAAATCTTAGAACGAAGCGCAATAATAGCTATAATCACGGGATTACTCAGGGAAATATCTAAGTACTTCTCTGAGTTTCTGAAACCGTCTTGGTCTAAAAAAGAATATGTAAAATTACCATTGCGGTCACGCTCCACATTAATATTTCTTCTTATTTCAAAACCGAATAAATTCATAAAATCGATGTTTCACAACATTGTTAATTAGGCAAATATAGTAATTTATTTTAACTTAATCTAAAAACTTTTACAAACCAAGAAATAACATACTTCATTGCATCGAGTGCGTGATCGTCTCCGTTTTCTTCGGGAACGTCCATTTGGATACCTTGCCATATTTTCCATGAATAATTTTCGTATTCGTTTTCGATGTTAACGGACTCTTTTGTGTAGTGTATTTTACTTTTCTGCATAGTCTCGATGCCAGCAGCAATAGAACCACTACCTTTTTTTGCCTGTATAACATTGTAGCCTGCATTCTTTAGTTTTCTGCTTTCTTCCTTGTTCAGCTCATTTCCGCTATCACAAATGATCTGTTTATGCTTTAGTATTCCAAGCTTTTCAAACTCATCCGACAAACTGCCTTTTATTCCGTCCATTTTTTTGACAACATTGTCGTTTAGTGGCTTGTAAAGAACCTCTTTAAAAAAATAGTTTTCGTCCCCGTCAAATTTCATTTCTACCAAAGAAGTAGGTGCAGAAAGACCAAAATCTAAGCCGTAATAAGACTGATACGGCAACTTTTCAAAATCTGAATTTGTTAAGGTTTTCCATCCTTTGAAAATTCGGTTGGGCTTTTCGCTTTTTTCGCCTCTACCAAAAACCAGCCAATGATACAAGCTTGCGCTTCCTACCGACTCATTATATCGACACCTTTTTATCTCATTTATCTGTTTTTTGCTTAAATTATTTTCATTGACCTCAACATTGTAGCCTTCATTAATCAACCCAGACAAAATAGTGCTACATTGCGATAAGGGCTGATACGACTGTATTTGTATTTTAGACTCTAGAGGGCAAAAAGGGTTGTCCTCAAATGTAGAAAATAATGTGATTGTGTTGTCTTTTCTTTTTTCCTCATTTACCCAATGCGATTGCTTTGGATTCCAATCAAATAGAATATACTTACTTGTACGTTGTGAAAGTTGCTTGTAAACTTCGTGCGAAAATTTGTAAGGCTCATTTATCCAACATATATCTTGGGTCATCCCCATTGCATCATCTTCGTCGTCTAGTCCTGTAAAACGAATAAACGAATTATTGTGCAAAAACGTCCAAGTGTGATTCGTTTTATTGCGCAAAAAGTATTTTGTGAGATTTTCTTTTTTTATAAACTCATCAAATTGCGTAACGGTTATTTCTTTTTTTTCTAACTGCTTTTTTCTGCCCATTGGATCAGACAACCATTTTACCCAGTCAACCTCAACTATTTCCCTGCATGATTTTTGGGTATCTCTTAAAATAGTGCACGTAGTCATTGGATTTTCAAACAAATCCAAAAACAAAACTTGGAAATTACTCCAAGTCTTTGAGCTTCTCGAGCTTCCTTCCTCGCAAATAAGCTTGTAGTTTCCTGACTGAGAGGCGTTCCAAATGTCACGGAAAACCTTAGTAGCCAAGAAATCTATTTCATTACTCTTCGTCGTCATTATTCTCAATAATACGCACATTTATAGCCGAAGGACTAGCATTCTGTATCTTCTCCCCTCCGCTTGTAATATCTGTTTTATCTCCAAACATTTTAGGATAGTATTTCGAAGCAGTCCATTTCTTGGTCTGAATCAAAACATTAGCAACACTTGGTTCAATTTCTCCAGCTTTAAGCATGTCGTAAACATGCTCTATTTCCTCCATTTCGGACTCGGCTTTGTCCTGCATAGTCTTTACATACAGGTCAAACAACTCTTGATTTGCTCTTTTCCAGTTGCAGAAAGTTTGAAACGTAGGATATTCATCCTTACTCTTAAGGACGGTCTTAATATTGAAACCATTTGCTACCTCTGAGCAAATTTCAACACACATATCGAAGTTATATTCACTTGGTCTAGCCATGCAACAAAGATACAAAAAAAATAAACAAAAAAAACACCCCTTAAAAAAGAGGTGACTTTCTAACACTAACCAAAAAATATTAATTATGAAAATCTACTAATGAACACACTACAAATATATTAATGTTTTATTTAAAATCCTAATAAAATTTAGTTTCTTTAATGGCAAAGGACTTTCCTCCGCTTAATAGGTCTGTGATCGTATCTTGCAATATCCACAAGATGAATGCTACGAATATAATTAATGTTATTGTTAATAACATTGTCATTTATTTTAGTTTTTTAAGATTATTATAAATTTCGTTTGCTTTTTTTATTGCCTCTGTTGTGGCTTCTTGTCTATCGCTCCAAACGCTGTCAATTTCTTCGTTTATTAAAACATCGAATATCCACTCACTTATT